ATCGCTTTGGCCTCTGACCGCGTGAATCCTATTTGCCGGAAAGCGTGTTCAATGTCGCGCACGTCGGCATTCTTGACGCTCGTCACCAGCGCAGCCGTGTTGGCTGGCATCGTGACAAGCGATGTCTCTATCAGGTCAACCGACTTAAGGCGGCGATTGTTGCCGTCCATGTCGTAATCCTTGGTCACATATCCAATCGACAGCCCGTCGATGGCCCCGGCCTTGACCAGTTCGTATGCGTCCCGGCCCCTGGTCGCCTTGGTCGCGATGCGACCTTTCATATAAAGGCCTCGCGCGTCCTCGTTATATACGTCCCAGACGCCAATCGGATCCGCCATGTTATGCTGCCAGAGCATCTTCGGCTTGCGCATCCCAAGCGTCTCGCGGAATGCGCCGGGCTGGATCACGTCGCCGTAACTGTCCACATTGCCGAAGACTGCGCCATAGCCTTCGATCTCGCCCTCCTGGCCGGTCGCTTTGACCTCAAGATCCAGGCTTTTCTGTTCTATCGTCATTTTGTCCGACCTCTCTTCCCACTTGGAAACACACACCGCGAACCGCTGGTCGCTGTCTGGATAGTCTGCTGCGGCCTCTGCGTCGCCCATGCAGCGCGATAGCCATTCTTCTCGGTCTTCGGTGGCGTTGGGTTCTGGCATAGTCTGTCCTTCTAGCAAATAGTGCGGCAATGCGAAAGCATCAGAATTGATGCTTGGAGTCTCGCAAGATGGCTCGCTCCTCCAGCCAGCCAAGCACCGTCTCGCTGTCATCGGCTGGCAGGTCTTCGCTGGTCTGGTATTCGCCCGACAGTTCGTCGAAAACACGAACGGCTTGACCTGCTGGCGCGTTGTTTATTGCTGCGGATAATTCTTCATAGGTCAACGGCACGGTCGTATCTCCTGTATATCTTCAGCAGTTCTGGGTGGATTCTGTAGTGCTGGCTTTCGTCGAGCATATAAAGGGAGAATGTCTCGGCGATATATTCGTCGTCGTGGTCGTCCGCATATCTTGATATGAGCAGATCCCATTTGTTCTTTCGCGGCTGATGGTTCTTTAAGAAGTCGTTTATCTCCCGGCCCATTTCGGGATTTCCCTTGTTCGCCAGATGAACAATGTGGCCGTATTCGTGGTAGATAGTTGACCGCCTTCTGAGGTCAGGATCCGCGTCGTTGAACACGGTGAAGCTCCACGGGTCGCCTTGATCCCTCATTCTTTTATAGATTTGCTTTATGTCATCCGGTGCATCTGCGACTGCTTTCTCTTGAAAATTGTTGTATGCGGTCTGATTTCTCTTGGCCGTGCCTGCAAGTTTTCGCTGCTCTGCGTCTGATCCAAATTTCTTTGGAATGTGGAACGCCGCGATATTGTCGCTTTGTCGAGTTGTGGCACTGTAGAAAACAGCCGCCTCGGCCTTCCTTGGCGTTCTCGCTCTGAATAGATTGCTGAATTTCTGCACCGGCCCCATCGCAAGCACTGGCCGAAGACTGAATCGCTCGGTGACTTCCTGCATGGATTGGAGCGCAGGCGCTGTGCTTTTGACAGAAAACCCGTCGAAGTCCACATATTCAGCGATGCCGTTGTCCTTTATGAAATTATCTATTCCCTTGGTGGACTTCGGCGCAGAGAAGTTCAAATAAGCAAACTTCGGCCTGCGAGGCGCAGCCGATACTGGCGCTGCTGTTGGCGCATCAATTGACGGCAACCGCCTGCGCCCACCTGTCGGCAATCTCCTGCGGTCAGCGCGCCTGAATGATACCGCGCACCGGCAGTTGATGACGTTGCCAGCGGATGCCGCCGGATCCCCAGGGAACATGATTGGTTCCTTAGTCCCCATGATCGTCCTGATCATAAACGGCTGCTCCATCGCAACCGTCTGGCCGTCTGCGTCCAGGTGATCGTATCTGTCGTCGTCGAATATCGTGCGCGTGCGAGCGTCTTCGGTGCTGTTCCATTTCTTGACCATCGGCTCAGTCGATGTCTGCGCCGTCCGCATCGAGCCATATTGGCTGGATCCGTGCGTCTCCGTCCGCGCAATAACCGCCGCCCTCCGTCGGCTGAATTGCGGGATGGCCTCTCTCAGCAAGCCGCTAATCTGCGGGACGCTCAGGCCATCTCGCTGTCCGCGCCGGATCGTGTCCATGATCTGCAATCGCGTTGTCTGATTGATCTGGACGATCTTGGCCGCGCCGAAGCGCTCGATATAGTCCTCGATCATCTGGTCGTATAGGTCGTCAGCGTCCTGCTTCGTTTGCAGGTGCGGAAAACAGTCCTTCATGTCCTCGATCATCGGCTGACCGGCCATGCGCATCGCGGTGTCGTATGTCTGCCGCAGCATGGACAAGACGCGCTCTCTGGCGTCGTCAGGCAGCTTGACGATGCGGTCGGCTTCATAGTCCGCCAGCATCTCGCGCATCATTGCCGTCAGCGTGCGCTCGATGAGCGGCTGCGTCGCGGCCTCCATTTCGTCCAGTTCAGTAGCCATAAGCGATCTTGCGCAGCAGTTCAGCGCCAGCGCTCTTGCGGGTGGACATCGGATGGCCCTCCGGCAGAAGGTCGGTGTCGTGCCGTCCGCTGCGGAACTTGCCATTCCTGAGCGCGTATAGATACGAATTGACCCGCGCATATGCCCACTGGTCTGCGCTCGTCACATTGGGCCGAACGCTGCCTGGGTTCGTATTGTACGCGCCCACGCCTCGCTTGAAGACTGATATCAGGGTTCTGAGGTTGGTTCGCTTGGATGTCGTGTCGCCGACGCTCTCGTTGTGGTCGTCCACCTTGGACTGAAGCCCATTGCGGACAGCCTCGCTGATGTCGTCCTCGGCCTTGTTCTCGCGCTCCAGTTCGTTATAGCGCGCACGATACCAGTCTCGCCCAGCAGCGCCGCCCCATAACATCGCTGACGCATAAGCCGGGCTGTCGCTCGGCTCGTCCAGGAAGCGCTCATTCCGTCCCCACCATCGATTAGCCTTGCGGATCCACGCCTCAGACACGCTGCCGCCGCTTGCGATCCGGCTCGCCGTCCTGATCGTTGCTGGCTCGATGCCATCGCCGGTCAGCCCGTCTTCGTGCATCTTGAGGCCGCGCTTGTAGTTGTTGACGACGCCTTCGGGCGGCTTGAACGACGCCTTGGTTTCTGCTGCCTTCTGCTCCATCACGGGTGCCAGAAGCGGCGTATATTCGCCCTCGCCTTCGGCTGGGAAGCCCATCATGGTCCGGCTTTCCTCGCGCGTCAGAACGCCCTTCTCGAACGCCAGGACGGCTCGGTCGAACATCTTCTGTCGATTGCCTTCGAGCGCTGAGATGCTGTCCAGATCCAGCTTGAAGTGCAGATCCTCGCCATATCTCGGCAGGAGCCAGGACGACAGGCCTCCCATGAACTCGGACATGATTGGAATCGCCGTGTCGGTGTATAGCCGCTCCTTGGCCTGCTCCAGGTTGTTGAACGTGCTGGCGTCGTTGTCGATGAGAGGGAGCGGTACGCCGAACGCGCTGGCGATATATTTCGCCATCTCCTTCATCGTGTTGCTGAAGTCCATGTCCATCGGACTCTTGGACAGTTCGACGAACTCGGCATCGTCAGCCAGCATCGGGATCTCGCCCGCGTTGCGCTCGCCGGAAAGCGCCGCCTTGAAATACTCTCGCATCCGCTGGATGGCCTCGCCAGCAGGATATCCGCCCTTGAATCGCACCAGACCGCTCGGTCGTGCGCTGTTCTTGAGGAGGCTATAGTTCCAGCGGGATCCTGCGTTGTGCGTGTCAGCCGACAGGCTCGCGGCCATCAGCGGCGACTGTCCGCGCCAATAGTTGTCTGGATTATAGGTCTTGAGGTAGAAGACCTCGCTTTCGCCGGTCACTTGATCGACCTTGAAATACTGCTCCGACTTTCCCTTGCGATGGCAGTACGCGCTGGGCAGCCCGTGGATCCCAGGTTTGACCTCCATGTCAATCGGATTGAGCGGCCAGAGTTCAGCGAACTGGCCCTCTGGCGTGCCGACGCAGAACGTCTCACCGAACAGCAGCCGGTTGACCATCATCTCGGACAGCCACTCCTCGTAGGCTTGCC